CCTGGTACTGCGAACAGACCGTTGTTCTATCAGAACCCTCACCTTGCATTGTTCACACAGTTCCAAGGTTTTATAGCTACATTTACAGCTAATCAAATACCTAGAATGTGGGGTGACTATATTAAACGTGGTACACCTGCAATGAAGTATAATGCTTTTGCAGTTATGTCAACAATGGTTATGCTAGGGTTTGTATCACAATATTTAAAAGATCTACTAAAATATGGTATGGCTACACCGTATTTAGATAGAGCTGAAGTAATTCAAAGAGGTATAGGTGCATCAGGATTAATTGGTGTAGCTGAAAGACCTTTAAACTTCTTCTTTCCAATCTATGAAACATCATCAAGTAACATGGTAGAAGAATTATTTCAAACAGTATCAGGAGAAGCAGCTGCGTTATCTAATATAACAAGAGCTGCTACAGGTGTCGGTCAAGTTGTAGAAGGGAAAACTGAAACAGGTATCTATAAAATATTAAAGACTATGCCTATTATCGGACCTGTTAACCAGCTTAACAGAAATATAGCCGAGCTATTTGCATAAGGAGAATTATATGGCAATAAATGTTAATGTACCAGGACAAACCCCTTCAATAACTCAGGGCAATTTACCTACGGATATATTAGAAAAATCTAAAAACTTACCGCTAGCAGGATTCATGCCTACGATTGCTGAAGATACTTTTGTACAGCAGCAAGATGTTGCTAGAGTTATGGGTGCAGACTTACAAGATCCAGGTATTACAGAGCAACCTGAGCAAGGTAATGCAGAACCTTCAGCACAAATTGAAATACCAGATCAAGTAGTTAAGCCTGCTCCTGGAGAAGGTATATCTATTGAAGCTCAGCAAAGAGAACAAGAAAGAGTTAAGTCAATACCAGAAGTACAAGGAGTAGTTACATTAGCTGGATTAGATGCGGTTATTAATGGAACTGATTCTGCTATGGTTGGTCCTATGATAAGAGCTAAAAATTTACAGGGTATTAATGTAGGTGGTCAGGCTTTTGGTAGATTAGAAAGAGAAACTTTAGCAGATACGAATAGTTGGGAAGCAACTTTTACTGCAAGAAGAAAAGCAAATGAAGCTAAGAAAACTGGTAAAGATCCAGTAGATGTAGAGCTAACTACTAAGTTTCCTTTATTAAGAAACTCTACAATTGAAATGAGTAATAAAGCAATACTATATCATCCTGAAGTATTAGATGCAGGATTAATAGATGATCAAGGTTTAGTACAATTAGATAATGATTTACTAACAACTATGGGTTTAGTAGCTGAACAGTTTTATATTCAGGGTATGTATACTACAGATAATAAAAGTGCTGAAGCTATAGATGAAACTGAATTGGCTGATGGTAATGTAGCTAAACAAATTAAGTATAGTAAAGCACAGGGAAGAGCACAATTAGGTAGAGAAGTATTTAAACAATATAAAAGATTGCAAGCAGATAAAAGAGGTTTACCTACAGATACTTATGCTGCTAATATGCAATCAATTCCTAATCATGTATTTGTACAGATAGGTGACTTAGCTAAAGAAGGGTATCATAGAGCCAACCCAGATATGCTTACACGTTCATTAGAAAATGGGCAAGTTACTTTTACTTTAACACCAAAAGGTTCTGGTATATTTGAAAATTTATATCACATGTATTCAGGTTTATTTGGTAGAGAAGAAGTTAAACCTATGGTTGCACCAAGTGAAGACGGCCAAATGGTTTTTGAGGGTCAGACATATACTAGGAAAGTTACTACACAGATTGGTGATCTTGGTGATACAACAAAAGTATTTGAAGCAATGTCTAATATGAATAAAGTTGCTTTTGTAAATGATCCTCGTAGAGAAGCTACTAGTGTTATGTTATTTATGTTAGCATTAGCAAATGCAGGGAGACCTGAGAAAGTACAAGATAATCAAGAACCTATGTATAGATCTAATCCTACAACAGATGACTATGCTAATATGTTTAAGATAGGTAAACAGAAATATCAAAACTTAGTTAGTGAAAAAGCAAAACTATTTAATGCAGCTGAGAGAGCAGCACAGCAAGGTAAAAATAAAAAAGCTGCATCGTTACAAGCTCAAGCAGAAGCTTATGATCCTATTAATATTCTTAATCTTGAAAGAGAAAATGCAATAGGTATTGTTGAAGGTATGCTAAGATACTCTGGTAAAGCTAATTATTTAACTTTTGCTATGCAAGCATTAACTGGAAGGATGCATGCACAACAAACTGTATATAATCCTCAGGCAAAGAAAATAATTAGAAGTGTTGTAGGTAGTGGTAATGTTTATCAATGGGTTCCAGGTCAAGGTAAACTAGACACAACTTTTATTGAAGCTATGTCTGCACATTTATTTGAAAATCCAAAGCTATCTGGAATGGATGTAAACTTTAAAAAGAAATATGGTATTGCTAGAACACCACAAGAAAGAATTAAAGTTTTTAAACAAGAAGAATTAAATGCTGAAACTAATCCTGCTAATAGTTTATATATGAAATATGTAGCAATGGGTGAAGAATTAATTAAGCTTACTCGTAATTATAAAACAAAAACTGCGCAAGGATTATTAGCTAGATTTAAAAATGCTACAAGTCCTAGTGAAGTAAGATCAATTAAACAAACTATAGGTCAGCAGTTTGGCGGTGATCCTATGACGCAGGGTTTAAAATCTTATCTAGCAAAGTATGAAGATGAAGCTGTATTGCAAGCAGATTATTTAATGGCATTAGCAGATTATCATAGAATTAAACAAGCTAACTTAAAAAATCCAAGTAGCCCTCAAACTTTTAAATCTACTATTTCATTAGAGATGGATGGTAAAACTCATGGTCCTTCTACTATGGCTGTGTTATTAGGTAGTACTAATATGGCTAAAAGATCTGGTATTATAATGGATCAGAACTTTGAAAAAATGGTAGAGTCCGGTGAATTTGCAGATCTTAGAGATGCTATGGCTGATACTATGATAAAGAAATTTGATACAATAACTCAAGGTGTTACTTATATTAATCATGAAAATCAGGATGTATATAGAGATATACTTATTGCTGCTATTGATGATAGAGAAAACTTTTTAAAGAAGTCACCTATGACTATGGGTTATGGTCAAGAGATTGGATCATTAGTTGGTCATGTAGATAATGCAGTATTTATGAGTTCTGATATTCAAGATATGATTAGAGATCATAACTTAAATACTAATGAGGTTGTAGAATTTTTACATACAATATTAGTTGATTCTATATTTGAAACTATGGATCCTGAAACATTAGCAGCAGCTAGACTTATAAAAGCTAATGCATTTATGTCTGCTATATCAGGATCATTAATGAAAATTAAACAACCTACTGGAATACTTTCTACAATTGCAGGTACAGATTCTTTACAGGATGGTGCTACACAATATGAATTAGATGGTAAACCTACTACAGTACAACAATATAAAACTGTTACTAACCCAGGAGCATCAAGAAAATTATTTGGTGAAACTGAAATTGCTGGTGCCTTTACTACTGGTAGATTATTACCTGCATTAACACAAGGCTTTGATGCTAATATGATTACTAGAACTTTTACAGATTCATGGTCAGCAATACAACAAGCTGCTAAATCAAATGGTGCTTCAAATACTTTTGTGCTACCTATCTTTGATGCGTTTTTATTAGACTTAGGAACTGCTGATATAGTTAGGAAAGAAGCAAATAGGCATCATAAAGAATCATTAATTAATGAAGATTTCTTAGAAAAAGTTACAGGATATTATAACAATAAATTTAAAAGTGACTTAAATAAAATACCAGATAATGAAGTATTTGATACTACAGAAGATGCTAGTAAATTTAAAGTTATTAGTGAGCTATTTGAAGTAAGTGAAACTAATAGATCTTCTACGGGAACTTCAAAAGGTATTGCACAAATGCTTAGAGCACTAGGCTTTGGTAAATATAATTGGAATAGACAAGAAACTTTAGCAGAGTGGAATGATAGAATATCAAAACAATCTTTTATTGATTCTAAAATAATTGAAGCTAAGCTAGATAAGATGTTAAAGAAAAAAATATCTACTAGTTTAGATAAGCTTACTGGTAAAGAAATAAAAACTATTATAAAAGAAATAGATAATGCTTTACAAATAGCAGCTAGAAATAAAGGTGCTGAAAAAATAATAGGTGATAAAAGAGCAGCTGTAAGAAGTATTGTTAATAGTGATATGAATACAGTTAACGTAGATCACAATACTTAAATGTCTCCTTTAAGAGGAAAAGTGGAAATATATTATATGATGTGAGACAATACGATGATAAGTAAATTTTTTAGGAGAAGATTTTTAGATTTTAATTATGACTATGTAGATTTTTCAAGACTGTTTAGCCGATATTAAAGATGAAAAAAAAATACCCCGAGCTTTTAAGCCCGGGGATATTTTTGGTTTACATATTATACATATAAGATTTAGCTTTCTTTAACGCTTGGTTCTTATATTCTGTTGCACGTTGCATGCCTTCTTCTTCCATACCTTTACCGTTATAGAAGTCTACTATTCTATCATGCTCTGTTTGAATTATATGAGCATCTAATTGTTCATCAGTCATTTGATCTGCCAAAGCTGGATCCATTCCTAACTCTTTTAATGCTGTTTTATTATCAGGTTGTAAACCTAATTTTACTGGTAATATTCCTTTCTTATGCGAAGAAGTATTCACTTTT